GATGACGGCCGACGTTGTCACCATCGCTGGCATGCAGGACTTCTCGGCGCAGGCCCTCGCCCGAGGCATCGGCGTCGACCAGCTCCTCATTGAGGACCTGACGATGAGCTACGCCACCGCCCTTGACTCGAACATCATCAACGGCGATGGCACCGGCGGCGCTTCCACCGGCATCCTCAACGCGGCCGGCACCGGTTCCGTGACCTACACCGACGCCTCGCCAAGTGGGGCGGAGACCTGGCAGCAGGTCGTCAAGGCCATCTCAACCGTGCAGTCGTCGAAGTTCCTGTCGCCCGACGTAGTGGTCATGCACCCTCGCCGTGCGGCGTTCATCGCCGGCAGCCTCGATTCGAGCAACCGCCCGCTCATGCAGCCCGTTGTCGCCACGGCGTCGAACGTGCTCGGCACCGGCGATCTCTCGTACGGCGCTCCGACCATGTCCATCGCGGGCCTGCCCGTCGTCACCGACTCGAACATTCCGACCAACCTCGGCACCGGGACCGACGAGGACGCCATCATCGTGATGCGCTCGGACGACGTCATCCTGTGGGAAGAGAACGGCGGCTCGCCGCTTGTCGTCCAGTACGACAGCGTTGGCTCCGGCACCCTCACTGTGCGGATTGTGGCCTACGGCTACAGCGCCTTCCTGGTGCGTGATCCGAACAGCGTTGCCGTCATCACCGGCACCGGCCTCAACGCCACGCTGTAATCCCCCCCATGACCTCGTTGTAGGTCATTCCCTTCGTCGGTCGGGTCGGTACCAGTCCCGGCCCGGCCGACACCCCAACCTCGAGGAGTTCGCCATGTCCGACGCCCTTTGGAAGAAGCAGGCCCCCAGCCGTGTCCATAAGCCCGTCAAGGCTCCCGCTGCTGCGCCTGCGCCGGCTCCGGTAAAGAAGTCGACCAAGAAGGCCAAGAAGGGCTGACGATGGCGTACACGTCGCTCAGCGTGCTCAAGGACTACCTCGGCATTCCGAGCGGCACGACGTCCGAGGACACTCCGCTGGCCGCTGCCATCGCTGCCGCTCAGGATTTGGTCGACGGCTACACCAACACGACGTTCGAGACGGTCACCGAGGCTCGTGTGTACCGTGCCGACGATCCGCAGGTGTTGCTCGTCGACCAGTTCCACACCCTCACCGGTCTCGTAGTTCGCACCGATACGAGCAACGATGGAACGTATGACACGCTGCTGACTGTCACTGAGGACTTCGTGGTGCAGCCGTTCAACAAATCGCCGTTCACGTCACTGCTCAACGTGTCCGGCGACTGGCCCCGGTACGCATCCGGCCGGCCAGCCGTGCAAGTGACGGCCGCTTACGGCGACCAGAACGACGCAGCCGTGCCCTACGCCGTGCAGCAGGCCGCCCTGATCCTCGCCGCACGCCTGTACCAGCGCAAAGCGTCCCCGCTCGGCATCATGACCGGCTTTGCCGACTACGGCATCGCCCGCATCAGCCGCCAGGACCCCGACGTGGCTGCGCTGCTCCAGCAATACAAGCGGCTCGCGACCGCCTGATGGCCGACTACACCGCCATTCGTGACGGCCTCGCCGCACAGCTTGAGACTGTGCCGACGTTCCTGACTGTGCACGCCACCGTCCCGAACCGGATTGTTGCGCCGGCGGCCGTGGTCGTTCCTGGCCGGCCCGTCGCCACCTACCACGACAGCATGATCGGCAGCGGCGGCTCGCTCACCGTGTTCAACTTCGAGCTGGTGTGCGCCGTGCAGTCGATGACCGAGGAGTTCGCCCAGGACGCCCTCGACGAGCTCATCAGCGGCGCTAACAGCGTGCCGGCAGCTGTCGAGGCCGACCCGACCCTCGGCGGCGCAGCGACAACGTGCCAGGTTCGCCAGGCCGTTGACTACGGCGTGGTAGCCTTTGCAGATACCGAGTTCATCGGTGCCCGTTTTCTCGTGGAGGTCTACGCACGATGACCAGCTACACCGTCACGTCACACAAGCTCGCCGGCCATGAGCACGGCGATACCGTGACCGACGCCGACCTCGAGGGCGCAAACGTGCCCGCATTGATCGCAGCAGGCCACCTGGCCGAAGCGAAACCGAAAAACAGCCGAAAGGCCAACCCAGAAAGTGAGGCCGACTGATGGCCGTTTTTCTTCAGAATGACGTTCAGGTCACCGTCAACTCGGTTGACCTGACCGACCACGTCGCAAGCATTACCTGGACCGAGAGCGCAGACGAGCTCGAGACCACGGCGATGGGTGACAGCAACCGCACCCGCATCGGTGGCCTCAAGGACGGCAGCGTCTCGATCGAGTTCCACCAGGACATGGCCAGCTCCAGCGTCTATCAGACCCTGTACCCGCTGCTCGGCACCACGACCACCGTCGAGATGACACCGACCAGCGGCACGCTCTCAGCTGAAAACCCGAAGCACTCAGCCTCGGCCCTCGTCACCGAGCTGCCCATCATCGACGGCAGCGTTTCCGACCTTGCCACCGTTTCGGTGACCTGGCCGCTGTCCGGCGCAGTCACGGTGACCACCGCCTGACATGCTTGACCTCTCCATCTCAACTCGACTGGCCGATGAGACGGAGCCAGTCACAAGCAAACCCACGATGGGCACGCTGCTCCAGCTGGAGCGGTACTTCAACCTGCCGAGCGCAATCGAGGCGTTGCAGCAGACAAAGATCGAGCATGTGGCGTGGCTGGCGTGGGAATCACGCCGGCACGCCGGGCTCGTTGTGCCGACCTGGGAAAAGTTCCGAGACTCGCTGGTCGACATCGACTTTGACAGCGACAACGACACCCCTTTAGCCGAAGGGGAACCGCCTACGGCATAGCGTCGTTGGCACTCGCTACCGGGCAACCGATCAGCGAGCTTGAGAACGCTTCCCCGGCCGTTATTCGTGCGTTGCAGGCAATTCTGAAAGAGCGTCACCAGGCGCAAGAGAAAGCAGCACGGAGGCGCTGACGATGGCAAAACCCGCAGTCCGAGTCGAGGGCGGCAGGGAGCTGCGTCGCAAGTTCCGTGAAGTCGGCGACGACATGTCGGACCTGAAAGACCTGCACAGGGAGCTCGCTGACGACGTTGCCGGCACGGCAAAGACGAAGACGCCTGTGCGTAGCGGCCGGCTGCGCAACTCGGTGCGTGGCAGCGGCACAAAGACTGCTGCTCGAGTCCGAGCCGGCAACAACCGCAAGAGCGGCCCGAGCTCGGTGCCCTACGCTGGGCCGATTCATTTCGGCTGGGCCGAACGTGGCATCCGGCCCAAGCCGTTCATGTACGAAGCACTTGACGATCGCCGGCAGGAAGTGATCGAACGGTACAACGACGAAGTGCGAACCATCATCAAGCGCGTGTTCTAGGATTGACCCATGGCAGCAGGCTCAAGCGTTATCAACGTCGCAATCCTTGCCGACGCGAAGCGGTTTACCAAAGCTGTCGGTGACGCCGGCGACAAGCTCGGCAAGTTCGGCACGAAAGTCGGCAACGTTTCGGCAAACGTCGTCAAAGGCTTCGGTGTCATGGGTGCTGCCGCCGGCGGCCTGGCCGTCGTTGTCGGCAAGCAACTGTTCGACGTCGGCGAGGAACTGACCGCCCTCGACCAGAAGATCGGCACCGTATTCTCCGGCGAGTCGCTTAACACGGTTACAGACTGGGCCGACGAAGTCGCAGCCCGCATGGGCCTCACCTCAACCCAGGCAGCCGGCCTTGCCGCTAACGCAGGTGACCTGCTTAAGCCGATGGGTTTCACGGCCGACCAGGCCGCCGACATGTCGACCGAGATCATCGGTCTCGCTGGTGCATTGTCCGAGTGGTCTGGCGGGCAGCGTGGCGTTGAAGAAACCGCCGAAATCCTGTCAAAGGCGCTGCTCGGCGAACGTGACTCGCTTAAGTCGCTCGGTATCGCGATCAACCAGGCCGAAGTCGACCAGCGTGCCCTGCTGATCGCTCAGCAAAACGGCCGGGATGCGATCACTGCGCAGGACAAGGCACTCGCAACGCAAGCCCTGATCCTCGAGAAGTCGACCGACGCTCAGGAAGCGTATGCCGCCGGCGGCAACAGACTTACCGCTGCACAGAACCAGCTAAAGGCAGCGTTCGGCGAGCTCCAGGAAGACTTGGCCCGCAAACTGCTGCCGCTGTTCGCACAAGCCGCCGACATCGTTGTCGAGCTCATCGAGGTGTTTGACGAGGAGGGCCTGGGCGGCGTCATCTCGAACGTTTCCGAACGGATCAAAGAAGCGTGGCCGACGATCAAGGCACAGCTCGCAGTGTGGGCGCAAGGATTCGTCGACTGGGTCAAGAAGGCCGGGCCGCCGATGCTTGCAGCACTCGGCAACCTGATCCTTGACTTTACGAAGTGGTGGTACACGGTCGCCGTGCCGGCCATCGTCGAACAGCTTCAAGCATGGGCCAAAGCGTTTATCGACTGGATCGGGCCGCTTATCCCGCCGTTCCTCATGAAGCTCGGCGAGCTCATCGCAGCGTTCGCAAACTGGTTTATCAACATCGGCCTGCCGATGATCGTCGAAAAGCTTGCGTCATGGGCAAAAGCGTTTGTGGAGTGGGTCGGGCCGCTAATCCCGCCGCTGCTGCTCGAAATGACCAAGCTGCAGATCAAGATTCAAAGATGGATGCTGACCGAAGCACTTCCCAAAATCGTCAGTTATCTGGCCGAGTGGGGCCTGGCGCTAATCCAATGGATCATTGACGTCGCGCCTGACGTAATTAAGGAGCTTGTCAAGCTGCTTGCTGACGTCACCAGCGCCATGGTTAACGGCGCGATCCAGCTCGGCAAAGACCTGGTCGGCGGCATCGTCAGCGGCATCAAGTCTGCTGCTGGCGCAGTCGCAAGCGCTATCGCAGACCTAATTCCTGGCGGCGGCATTCTCGGCGACATTGCAGGCTTCGTGCCAGGCCTCGCTGCCGGCGGGCCAGTAAGCGCTGGCAGCCCGTACATCGTCGGCGAGACTGGGCCGGAACTGTTTGTGCCGACCGGCTCAGGCACGATCATGAACAACAACCGCCTCGGCGGCCTAGGCGGCGGCGGCACAATGAACGTCACCGTTAACATGCCGGTCGGCTCGGATGGTGCCGATGTTGTCGCAGCGTTGCAACGGTACGCACGGGCACACGGCGGCACCGTCCCAATCCTTACCGGGCAGTTGTAATGGCTTCGTGGGCCTGGGCGCTCGAGTTTCAGCCGACCGACAAGGACGGCGGCAGCAACCCGCCAGCCGTGCCGATCGGCGACGTTATGGGCGCAGCGATCAGCTACGGCAAACGAGGCGACGCGCTGTCGTACAGCGGCGGCACTTGCGTTCTGCAGCTCGACAACACGACCAGCGCCTACACGCCTGACGCCGGCGGCACCTACGCCAACGCACAGTTCCTGGGCACCAAGGTCCGCATTTACGCTGACGTGACTGGGGCCGGCGCACCGTCGTGGACGCACGGCCCACCAGCAGCGTTCACCGGCGTCGTGACCGATATCGAGTACAGCTTTCAGGGCACGTTTGAGTCGTCTGTGAGGGTGACTGTTTCGGATGCTTTGACGATGCTCGGCACGTTGTCGTTCGGCACGGTAACGGCTGGCGGTTTCACCCTGGACTCGGCAACCCGTGGCCTACTTGATACCAGCCGAGTCGGTTTTGATTTTACCGACGGCCTCGACGTCGATGCCGGCCCGGCCGCCGATCACATCTCACGCGTTCTCGCAGCCTCAAACGCTGTCACGACACAAATCGAACAAACCGAAGTTGTTAACCCGTCCGGCGATACCGGCCAAACGCTGCAAGCCGTCACCGACTACAAAGGCAACGCCGGCTCACTGCTGCAAACTGTCGAACATTCTGATGGCGGCGATGTCTACGTCCGCCACGGCCTACCCATCGACGGCACCACACCAAACAACGCTGTGACGTTCCGAACACGAGGCCAGAAACCAGTAACAAGCGCTGTGACCGGCGTTGTTGGCCTGACCCCGCTGAACTTGTGGGATGCACGCCTGACGCCGTCAGGCACCGAGCCGCACTACTACTCAACCATTGACTTCGCTTCGGGCACGAAAAGCAGCTACTCGCAGGTTTCGTTTACCAGCACCGGCGGCACCGAACAAACAGCTACTGCCAACGTCGACGAGTTCGGCGCACGAAGCATTAGCCGCACCGGGCTGCTGTGCGAAAACGACACAGCAACCAAACAGCTTGCTGACGCGTTCCTGGCACAGTACGGCACCGAAAACGCACCACCGCTCGCCGTGCGCGACATCGTCCTGCAAACAATCGTCGAAGGCGAAAACGACAACTACCAGCTCGTCAAAACATCAGTCGGCGACTCAACAACCGTCCGGCTACGTCCCCAAGGCGCGAGCTCAACACTCGACTTTACTGGCGTCGTTTCCGGCGTCAGATGGAACATCACACCGACAGGGTCACAAATGACCGTGCAGCTCGAGGACGGAGCACAAACCGTGTTCTTCCTGCTCGATGATGCGGGTTACGGACTCCTCGACGTCAATCAGATAGGCTAAAACTCATGGGTTCCGGTTACAGAACATTCGTGTCGGGCGAAATCCTGACGGCAGCAAACGTGCAGGGCTACCTGGCCGACCAGGCCGTCATGGTGTTTGCTGACGCCACAGCTCGTGACGCAGCGATTACGTCGCCGGCGGATGGCATGATTTGCTACCTCGAGGACACCGGCTATTACCAGGCTTACGAGTCATCGTCGTGGACCAACATGATTACGTCTGGCGGTGTCGCAGCAGAAAACGCTGACATGTCCGGATCGACGAACGCCGGCCGCAAGCTCACCGTGTCGACCTCAGCACCGTCGAGCGGTCAAACCACCGGCGACCTGTGGGTCAACATCTCGTGACGTTCTCCGCCCTCGTTCACCTCCGCAACAACGACCGCGACGAGCTCGACCAGGAGCGGTCTGACGCTCGTCCGAAGCGTGGCGACATCTTTGACGTTCGGCCACGGACTGCGCAGTACGGCATTCGTGAGTCGTTGCGGCGATGGCTCGAGGACGGCCGTGATGCAAACGAGTTCGACGCACGGTTTTGCATTGTTCGGGTCAACAGCGGGTCGGTGCCAGCCGACGAGATTCGAGCAAAACTCGTTCGGCAAGCAACTCGGCCTGCTGTTCTCGGCGAACCAGAGTTTGACGAGGAAACGCTAAGCGGCGAAGTCGTGACGCACGAACAGGTCTGGCGGCTGCGCCTCTCCGAGTTCACATTGGAAGAACTTGCAGTCATTGACATCGACGGTGAAATCACGATGACGCAAAACCGGTTCTGCGAGGTATCCGAGCACAAGGTAAACCGAACCTGGTTTGACCCGTCGCACGAGGACGGGCACGGCGCTGTGCGTTCTGACGCTGACGACCCGTTGCCTCGGGAGGAAAAAGATGGCTGACACGACAGTTACGGTCAGAACAGACGGCACCGGCGATTACACGACGATCACTGCAGCAGTAGCAGCCAGCGACGTTTCCTCTGGGTATTACAAAATCGAAATCGACGATTCCAGTGTCTACAG